CAAATGGTAGGCACTTCTGATCCAGGTTACACGCCAGCAGAAGCGGTGCCAATTCACGGCGTAATTGGCGATCATGTTTTCTTTGATCCAAATACAGCAACGCTGTTCGGCAACTTAAAGGTATGGTCTTCATCTTTGCCAGAAGCTTTTGAAGCAGGTAAAGATGATCTTTCGTTAGGCTACCATTGCGTATATATTCCAGAGCCAGGAATTGCGCCCGATGGAACGCCTTATGACTACATTCAGCGGCGTATGCGCGGCAATCACGTTGCTGATGTATGGAACGGCAGATGCGGCGATGAAGTGTCAGTTTTAGATTGCCGCGATGTGTTAACTTTCGATAGCAAGGATTTTGTCATGGTAGAGTCACTTCGCAAGCGCAATCCGAAAGCGTTCAACGCTGCCGTGAAAAAGGTAGTTGGCACTTACGCAGGTAAATATGCCGTCGCCGGTCGCAAACTCCGTGGCGTTAAATTGGCAAATTACGCAATGGATGCGGACGATGATACCGCAGTTGCCAGTGAGCCTACGCTAGGTGATGTGGCCGATATGCTTGCTGATGTGCTGCCGCAAATTGCGGATATCAATGCGGCCATGTCGGGCGCGGCGCCGGATGATACCGATGGCGCCGAAGACGACGACATGGAAATGGAACCGGAAATGGACGAAGCTGGCGAACCTGTCATGGATGCCGCTGGCAAGCCAAAAATGAAGCCCGTGATTGATCCGGCCACTGGCAAACCGAAGATGAAGGCAAAAGCTCCGCCGGCCGCCCCTGCAATGGATCGCGCGGCCATGGATGCTGCTATCGCCAACGCCGTGCGCTTGGCCGTGGCGCCTCTTAAGGCAAAGCTGGATGCTCTGCCGGCGGGCGGCGTTAAAGGCGTGCTGGCGAGCATTGCGCAGCGTGACGCGCTTGCTTCAAAACTGGCGCCATTTATCGGCACGTTTGACTATGCCGAAATGACGTTGCAGGAAGTTGCCAAATACGGCGCGAAAAAGCTGGAAATTCCGGCGATGGATGGTCAAGAAGTTTCCGCGATCACTGCGTATCTGCACAATCGGCCCGCGCCGGCTGCACGCACGTTCACTGTGCCCGGCATGGACGCGGCGCCGGCCGGCGGTAAGTCACTCATATCCGACTGGCTAAACGGCAAAGCTGCGTAAATTTGTTTTGCTGTAACTGCAATTTTTTGGAGTAAGTTTAATGCCTTTTCAACAGACAGTGCAGTTTCAGCAAGCTTCTGGCGTGCCAGGCGAAAAGGCTTATGATGGCCCGTCAAGGGTTTTTCCCTGGACACTCGTTAGCACGCCAAATCCCAATGTGATCGGCGCCACGGCTTACACCGAAGTTTCCGAAGGCGTTGCTACAGCAGGCGGAACCGGCCCGTTTGTTGGCATTTTAGTTGATCCGAAAGCATACGCTTTGCTCGGCACTGCCGTTATTAATGGCGCGCTGTTCCCCTCAATGGTGCTGCCCGATGAGGCGGTTGGCGAGCTTGCCACCATGGGCATCTTCTATGCCACTTTGCTAACAGCGGCGGCAATTGGCGATTATGTGATGTATAATGAGACAACTGGCGCCCTGTCTTCAACGCCACCAGCAACGGCGCCCGGCACTGGTTTTGCGCTTGTGCCAAACGCGAAAGTTATTTTGCGCGCATCGGCTGCCAGCGGAACGGCAATTATTCAGTTAACAAACTAGCGTTTTTATTTTTCTGTAAACTGCGCCGCTTTTGCCGGCATTATTGGGAGCTTACAAACGTGGCAAAACAAGTAACACCGATCCTTTCTCACATTGATGGCCGAAATGTTCGGCCACTTGTTGGGTTTGATCCGGCGCAGTTTGCAGAGCTTTCGCGTATCGGCATTTCCATTCCGCCCCGCCATTTGCAAGCGATGATCGAAGGGATTGGTATGGATGCATTGCAGCCGTTGCAGACAACGGCAAGCGTGCCAACGCCGATCCAGTTTCTTCAAAATTGGCTGCCGGGGTTTGTGGAAATTGTTACCGCTGCTCGGAACATTGATGAGATTGTGGGCATTACAACTGCCGGCGCTTGGGAAGATGAGGAAATCGTGCAAGGTGAAATGGAATTGACTGGCAATTCCGTTCCGTATGGCGATTACACAAACATTCCTCTTTCAAGCTGGAATGTCAATTTTTACGAGCGCACTGTTATGCGCTTCGAAGAAGGCATGATGGTGGGCACGCTTGAAGAAGCTCGCGCCAGCCGTATTCGTGTTTCTTCCGCCGCATCCAAGCGCGAAGCAGCTACCCGCGCTCTGGAAATTACGCGCAATCAGGTTGGTTTTTTTGGCTACAATGGCGGCGCCAATTTGACATACGGGTTTCTTAATGATCCCAATGAGCCTGCGTTTGTAGAAGTTGCTGCCGGCGCCGAAACCGGCGCCCCTACACAATGGGCTGAAAAAAGCTATTTGGAAATTGTGGCCGATATTCGGCTTGCATTTGCAACTTTGCGCACGCAATCGAACGAAGTTGTAAACCCGGATAAAGATTCTACAACGCTGGCTATTGCTACTGCTTGCGTTGATTATCTTTCGGTTGTTTCTCAGTATGGCAATAGTGTTCGCCAATGGTTGAATGAAACTTATCCGAAGTGCCGCGTGGTTTCGGCGCCAGAGCTTGACGCGGCGCATGCCGGTGACAATGTTTTCTATCTATTTGCCGATGAAGTAAAAGACACTTCAACCGACGATGGCAAAACATTTATTCAAGTTGTGCCAGCAAAATTCAAAACCGTTGGCGTGCAGCAGCGCGCAAAAGGGTATGAGGAAGATTATTCTAACGCGACTGCTGGCGTTTGGAACAAACGACCGTTTGCAGTGGTGCGGTATTACGGCTGCTAAATTGCCAGAATAAAACTAAGGTAGTTGCAAATGATTATTCGCGTATATTCTACCCAAACTAATTCTAGCGAATACGCAGAGTATCGCTTTCCTCAAGGGCGGAACGGTTTGCCAATTAAGGGGCGATCCGTAATAATTAAGGGCGGCGCTGGCGTTGCGCAAAAGCGCACGCTGATTACACCGCTTGGCGTAGCAACTGAAATTTCAGCAGCGCAACTTGCTTTTTTGGAAAACAACAATTCTTTTAAGCGTCATGTTGCTGCTGGCTTTCTTCGGGTAATCAAATCGCCTGGCAAATCGGGGCCGGATGCGAGCGAAGTTGTGGCAGATATGGAACCGCGCGATGGTTCCTCGCCCGTAACGCCGCAAGATGTGGAAGCGATGGGCAAAAAATTGCCCACAAGTGGCAAAGATCATCCGGTGTCGGAGATTACAACTAAACCTCGATATCGCAAACCTATTCCTGCATTTGCATAAGGTATAGCGCGCGTGTCCGGCAGTTTGTATATCACTTACACGGATGCCGATTTCCGCGCGCAATTTCCTTACTTTGCGAATACAACTTTGTATCCCGAAGTTGTGTTGCAAATGTATTTTACGATGGGAACAGCTTACGTCCAAAATCTCAACATTGGCTGCTTGACAACAGCGCAACGGCAATTGGCGCTGTATCTGATGACAGCACATTTACAGGCAATGTTTACTGCAATTGTCGCGGATAATGGATCGGCGCCTGGCGTTGTGACCGAGGCACAAATTGATAAAATTCGCGTTTCGATCCAGCCCCCGCCTGATCCTAACGAGTGGACGTATTGGCTAAACCAAACGCCATGGGGCCAGCAGCTTTTGGCGCTTCTCAGTGCCGCCAGCGTTGGCGGGTTTTATGTGGCCGGCAGGCCAGAGCTACGGGCGTTCCGGCGAGCCTACGGGCGGTTCGGATGACGGTTGTTAAGCACGAGCCAGGCGAGGCAACAGCCAAGCTACGGGCCGCGCTGAAGACGTTACAGGGCGTGACCGGTAAGGTTGGGTGGCCTGAAAGCGCAAAGTATGCAGATGGCACGCCTGTAGCTTACGTGGCGGCAATTCAAGAATATGGCTACGATCCTAAGCACATTCCCCCTCGCCTCGGCTTTCGTGCAACGCTGCCTTCGCTTCAACCTGAATTGCAGCGCGTGGCCGGCGTTTATGCTAAGCGCATGCTTGCTGACAAAGCAGGGCCAATTGATGCTATGGACGCCATCGGCGGAACAGCACAGGGTTTGCTGTTTAAGCATATCAGTAATGTAACTTCTCCGCCGCTTGCTTTTGCTACGCAAGCGGCGCGCGCATATCGGCGTGGTATTCCGCCGGATGAATTAACGGCAACCGGCGCGAAACCGTTAAATGATACAGGGTTGCTCATTGCAACTTTAACGCATCAAACCGAAGTTGAAGGTTCTGAGGCAATTGAGGCGCCGAAATGATACCTGGCAATCTTCTTAATCGCGCGATGGGGCTTTGTGGCAGCACCACAATTCAGTGGTATTCTGCAACCGGAACAACAATTAACGATATCGGCTTGCGTGTCACAACTTTTGCTTTGCCGGTTTCAGTAATCGCATCGGTGCAGCCTGTTCCGCGTTCGCTTGTGCAGTTTCTCGGCCTGGATGCGCAGAAAGAATATGTGAACGTTTACGCATCGACTAAAATGGATGATCTAGCTCGCGACCGATCTGGCGATCAATTTGTATTTGGCGATTATCGTTATCAGATAATGAGCAATACAGAGTGGTTTCGCGTTAACGGATGGAACGGCACGCTTGCTGTTAAGATCGGGCCGGCGCCAACATGACGGATAATCAGCTAGTTGCTGCTTTAATTGCTGCAATTTCAGCAGGATTGCAGGCGCAGGCAATTAGTGTGGGCATTGAGCAAAATTACCAGCCTACGCAGCAAGGCGCCCCATCAGCGCCATACGTGATCCTGCACAAAATCGGAGACGTTAAGTATGGATCACCGGCCCTTGCTGATGTATACAATACCGAAACCGAAGTGATGACGCATACTGAGACGCAGATTTTTGAGACTACCTATCAAGTTGGCGCTGTAGCTATCCAAAATCCTGCTAACGTAAATTCACTTACAGCGGCGGATTATGTTGCAGCGGTCTCACTTGCTCTTAATAGTCAAACTGCAATTATCGGGCTTGCTGCGCAAGGCATTGGTATGTTGCGGATTAGGGCAATTAGGCAAACATTTTTTCGCGATGAAAAAGGATTGTTTGAAGCCGCGCCTAGTTTTGATTTTACCGTGTCGCATACACGGCAGATCGCAAGCGTGGAACCGAGCACCGATAGCCTTGTTGGAACGTTTAACGTAAATTAGTGGAGCAAGTAAATGGCAATTCCTTTCACCAATTACGTTGACATTACAAGTGGTGTTATCGGCAGCGATGAAGTGCCAGAGCGCGATCTTATCACGCGGATTTTTTCCACCAATCCTTTGATACCTGCAAACAGTTATGCCGAGTTTGAAGGGTCGGAAGCAGTTGGCGCCTATTTTGGCACAACTTCAACTGAATACCTAATGGCCGAGGCGTATTTTTCTTTTATATCAAAAACGCTTTCTTCGCCAGATAAGATATCTTTTGCTTCATGGGTGCAGACAAATCGCGCGCCGTATGTCTATGGCGATCCTACACAGACTGATACGCTGGCCGAGCTTCAGGCGATCACGATGGGCGCGCTGACCATGACTCTCGGCGCCACCACGGCCACGGTTAGTGCGATCAGCTTTGCCGGTGATACCAGCCTCACGGCGGTAGCAGCTACCTTGCAGGCGGCGATCAGGGCAGCCGAAACGATCGATCCGGTATGGGCAGAAGCTACAGTTACCTACCTGCCCACAAACCCTGCTGGGGCTTGTTTTGAGCTATCCGGCGCCTTCAACACGCTGGCACCAGGCACGATCAGCTTCACGGCGCAAACGTCTGGCGAAGATGTTGCTCTAGCACTCGGCTGGGAAAGCGCCAACGCTATCTTGTCGCAAGGTAGCTTGGCAACTTCGCTGACTAATACAATGATAGCCAGCACTAACGCCAGCAACAATTTCGGCAGTTTTGATTTCATTCCAACGCTGACCGAAGCGGAAGCGTTGGAATTAGCAACGTGGCTGAATACCACAAATGTCACGTATATGTTTTTGCTGCCGGTAACATCAGCCAATGCAGATGCAATGTCAGAAGCACTGATCGCATTGCCGGGCGTTGCGATGACGCTAAACCCGCAACCAGGCGTTTATTTTCCAGAGCTTTTGCCTGGCATGATCTTGGCTGCCACTGACTATTCCAAAGCCAATGCTTCGCAAAATTATATGTTTCAGCAGCTTCCCGGTTTGCCGGCGAGCGTTGCTGACAGTGCAGACAGCGCAACGTATGATGGTTTGCGTATTAATTACTACGGCCAAACGCAGCAAGCCGGCCAGCAGATTTCGTTTTATCAGCGTGGCGCCGTCACCGGGGCGGCAACTTCGCCCACAGATATGACAACCTACGCTAACGAAATGTGGTTCAAGAGCTACGTTGGCAGTCAGTTTATGACTGCTTTGTTAACACTCAACGAAATTCCTACAAGCCCAACTGGCCGAGGAATTATCAATAACATTCTGCAATCGTCTGTGCAGCAAGCTTTGCTTAACGGCACGATCAGTGTGCCATATGAGCCGCTTACGAACGCACAGATTTCAGCAATCAATCAGGCAACAGGCACGACTACCGCTTGGCAGCAAGTGCAGACAATTGGCTACTGGTATACTGTAACTTTCAGCAGTTATGTTACAAGCGATGGCCGCACAGAATATCAAGGCAATTACGTGCTTGTTTATACCAAAAACAATGCAGTTCGCAAGATTGTCGGATCGCATAATCTGGTATAACCTTGTGGGCAATTGGCGTAAGCTACTGTAACTTTTAGTTTTTTGACGGTGAATGAAATGCAAGATACATCAGCTTTTGGCATCGTCATAAACGTGACGGCAAGCAATACCTTTCCTTCAGGCTTCACGCTATCGGCGTTTGCTGATGACGCTGATCCTTTTGATATTCCTGAGCTTAAGATCAAAGACAAAGCTATGGGTCTTAACGGCGATTTGATTGTGTGGTCAAAAGCCATGCCGATTGATATTAAGATAGCCGTTATCGAAGGTTCGCAAGACGACATTAATCTTGGCGTGCTGCTGGAAGCAAACCGAGTAGGGCGCGGCAAGAGCAGTGCCCAGGATGTCGTTTCGATTTCAGCCGTATACCCTTCCGGCAACACGCTTACTCTTTCGCCTGGCACGATCACAGACGGTATGACAGGCAGCAGCGTGTCTAGCTCTGGTCGATTGAAGACGAAAACCTATGGTTTCACGTTTGAAAATCGCACTGGTAACGGCTTCTGATGCCGCTACTTGAACCGAAAGAGGTAAGCGTTAAGACGTTGGCCGGCGATGAGCGCAGCTACGTTTTGAGCAAGTTTCCTGCCATTCCTGGCCGGGAGATTGTGGCAGGATATCCGTTGACAGGTATTCCTAAGTTTGGCGATTACAAGTCAAACGAAGGAATAATGTTGAAGCTTATGTGCTACGTTGGTGTGACTTTACCCAACGGCACAGTGCAGCCTCTTATTTCCGAGGCACTGGTGAACAACCACGTGCCGGATTACGAAACGCTGATGCGAATTGAATTTGAAATGTTAAGGTATAATACAAGTTTTTTCGGACAAGGGGAAATCTCAACTTTCTTAAGCGATACCGCAAAGAAAGTCATTCGGTCGATTTCCCCAACGTTGATCCCTTTATCGGCGCAATTCTTGGAAGCGGCAAAGCAACGCTTAAAGAGCTTAAAAACGACTACACCTTAGAAGATGCTTGCGACATTTTTGAAGTGATCGCGGTGCAGCGGTTTAATGAATGGCTCGCGATTGAACAAGCAAAGAAAGGCGGAAAGTGAGTAACATCATTGATACCTTTTGGGTGCTGTTCAAAAGCAACGCTAAAGAAGTTGAGGAAGGGGCGGAACAAGCAACAGCCGCCGGGAAAAAACTAGGCCGAGAGTTAGAGGAAACAGGCGAAAAAGGCGAACACGCTGGTAAGCGGATTGAAGAAGAAAACAGCCGCCTTGCTGAAAGTTTTGATAAAGTTAAAGAGCACGTTCACGAATTTGGAGAACGTGCTGTTGAGAGTGCAATGGAAGTAGCAGCCGCATTTGCGGCGCTGTTTGCCCTCGAAAAGCTTGTTGATGACGTATTCGAGACAGCAGAGCAATCTGACCAGTTAGGCGAACGTGCAAAATCGCTAGGCGTAGAAACCGAAGAATTAGACGCCTGGGGCAACGCAGCAAAGCGCGTTGGCGGATCGGCTGATGCTTTTGGCGAAAGTATAATAAATTTAGACCGACAGCTAACCAGGCTAGGTGATACTGGCACAAGCCGCATGCTACCGTTTTTTCAGCAATTAGGCTTTTCGGTTGAAGATACAAAAAAGCCTATTTTTGAACTGTTGCGCGATCTATCGAAAGCAACGGAAGGCAAAAGCAAGCAGGAAACCACGGGCGCTTTGCGCGGCATTGGCCTAGATGAAGGCACAATTCGCCTGTTGCAGCGTGGCGGAAAAGAGCTTGACGAAATGCTAGAGCGGCAAAAGAAGCTCGGCCTTGTAACTAACGAGGATGCGGAAATTGCCGAAAAATTTAACATTCAATGGGATGACGTTAAGCAGCTATTTCATTCGATCACGGTTGCATTTGATAGCGAATTTTTGCCTGTTTTGCAACGCATTTTAGAAGGCGTAGAGGCGTTCATTGAATACCTAGAAAGCCATAAAAACTTAGTTACTGGCTTTTTTATTGCAACAGCAGCGGCGGCGATATACGCGGCGGATGCCCTTGGCATTTTTGGTGCTGTGCTCGCGTTTGTTACATCACCGATAACGCTTGTAGTTGCCGCTGTAGCTTTGCTGATTGCCGCGTTTGCCTTCCTTTACGATGATCTTGTGACATTTTCCGAAGGCGGCAAATCGCTTATTGGTGAGCTTGCAAAGACGTTTCCCCTTGTGGGCACTGCTGCGCACGCATTAATTGACTCAATTGCTGCTGTATGGACAGTGCTTAAAGACGGTGTTACAAGCGTAGTAAATTGGCTTAAAAAGGTGCCAAAAGGCTTTATGGAATGGCTTGCCTTTTTTGAGTATGTTGGCATTGCGTTTGCGGGCTTTGTAGAAAATATAATCAAAAAAATACAAGATATATTTCCTGGCTTTTCTAAATTGCTTAGCGATGTGGCAGGCACAGTATCGGCGTCAACTGCGCTATGGGCAGGCGTATTTGCATCTGGTTTTGACATAATTAAAGGCTTGGTTATGTCATTCGTCGATGCGTTCAACGCGGCGTTTATGTTTATCGCAGATGCAATCACTCAGCCCCAAAAAGCTGTTGCCAATTTCGTTGAACGCTGGAACAAAAGCACGCAAGATATTCTTGGTATTATTCCCAAAGTCATTAGCGAATTTGACGGATTAGGCGAAGCTTTTGCTAAAACTGGCGATTGGATTATCAAGGTATGGCAAGATATACTTGCTATAATTGACAATACAGTTGGGCGCGTTGTCGCCAACGTTGAGGCTGTCAAAAATCTGGTGGGCGGTGGCTTCGCGGCAGCGGGCGCCAGTGTGCGCGCTCATCTGCCCACATGGTTCGGCGGCACGCCTAGCCCGGCTGCAAACCCGGTTGTGGCCATGCTGAGCGGCCCGCGCGTGCCTACCGAGGATGACGGATCGCACCCAGCCTTGGCGGCCGCCCAAGCCGTCATAGCCAGCCAGGCAAGCCCCTTGATGGCGCTATCACCACAAGCGATTGCAGGCGGTGCCGCGCCGGGCGCGCAAACGAATACGGTCATCGTGGGACCGACTACAATCAATGCACCCAGCAGTGATCCAGAAGCGATTGGGCGGGCAGTAGATCAGCGCCTCGCGGTGCATACTAGTGCCGCGATTAATCAGCTTTCAGATGGCGTATCGCATTGATGGGCGACACGCAGGCAAATGCCTATCAGCCCACCGCTGCCGCTGATGTGGTGGCCGTTTTTGATGCCAATTTCAATCAGCTTTTTTCCGACGCAAGGCCACTAAAAGCAACTGTTACTGAAACCGCCAAGTTGATGAAACATCCGATTGAAAGCGGATCGACAATATCTGATTTTAGAGTAATTGACCCAATTAAAATTTCGCTTCACATGATACTAACGCCAGCAACTTATGTGAGCACGTATCAGCAAATCCGGCAAGTGTTTTTCGGCAACAGCACAATTCAAGTGCAGACAAACACGCAGCTTTATTCTAACATGATGATTGAAACAATGCCGCACGATGAAGCGGCAGAGTTTTTTGATACCATAAAACTAACGTTAACGTTAGAAGAAGTGCTAATCGTATCGTCTTCGACGTCCCCGTTACCAGCAAGCATGACAACGGCAAATGGTGGTAACGTTAACGGGGCAGCGCCTAGCGCCACAACTGAAAATGAAGCAAACAAGAAGTCTGCCGGAAGCTCGGCTGCTTACAGTTTGTTTTTTGGCGGTAGCAAGTAATGCAAACGCTCGCACTATCTGCTGTGCCTAATCAAACATTCAGCACTACGCTTGACAGCAACCGATATACGTTTGCCATTTATCAGTGCAACGGCATAATGTGTTATGACATAACGCTTAATGAACAAGCTCTGATCAGCGGACAAAGGCTAACAAACGGCACGTTTTTGATACCGTTTTTTACCTATGAAGGCGAAAACGGTAACTTTATGCTGTTGACTAATAATTTTCAATTGCCGGACTATGAGCAATTCGGATTGACGCAAACGCTAGTCTATTTTGAGTATGCTGACATTGCAGCCGCAATAGCGGCTGCGCCCTATGTGCCGCCCCCCATCACGGCTTACGCGGTAGCGTGATGAGCGGATCGGCAGGCACAACCAATCTGCCCAACGCCAGCCAGGTTGCGGCAATTGATCCTCGCATACTTATTGTGCAAATTGAAGTCAGCGGGCAGTTGCAGACTTTTGGCACAGGTTTTTGGATACGCGCAAAAGGCCAAAAATTTGCAAATGCCTTGCAAAACACGTGTGAAATTGAAATAAGCAATCTAGACCGTTCCGTTCGCGATTATATGCTGACTGAAACATCGCCTTTCAACGCTAATCGCACGCCTAAGCTCGCCCAAGTTTTTGCAGGTAGACAGTCAACCGGCGCTTTCCTTGTTTATTCCGGCGACATAACAACTGCTGGGATTACACAGCCACCGGACATTACGCTAAAGCTTAAGTGCGGAACATGCCATTTTAAGAAGGGCAGTGTGGGCAATCGACAAGGAGGCAAGATTACCCAGCTTTCGACGTTAGCAAACGGGGTTTCTAAAAACTTAGGGCTTTCATTGCGTATGCAAACGCCTAATGTTAATGTTGCTAACTATAGCTATTCGGGCAACGCTCTTGATGAAGTGCAAGCTCTTGCGCAAGCAGGTAGCACCGGCGCATATGTTGACGATCAGCAGCTAATTTTGAAGCCAATACAAGTGATGCTGACCGGATCGCTGTTAAATCTTTCTGAATATACTGGCATGGTCGGGATACCTGAAATCACAGAACGCGGCTTAAAAGTTAAGTTTCTTTATGATAGCAGCGTAAAGCTTGGCGGCGGTATTAACGTAACCAGCGTGCTTAATCCTTCGGCAAACGGCATATTTGTAATTTACAAATTAGAGTTTGATCTTGCCAGCCGTGAAAATGATTTTTACTACACAGCCGAGTGCTTAAAGGTGCAGCCGGCATGAGCGGCTACGTTGGCGATGCTACTGCGGTTCCGCAATTCGATCCGTCTAATGACGGAACGTTGCAGGGGCTTCTTATGGAATTTGCCAAAAATTTGA